GCACTTCATTTAAGGTATTGTAATCTAACGTTCCAAACTCATTAATCAGTGAATCATCTAAATTGCTTATAACAGCTTTGGAACTCTTGTCAGCAATTTCAATGGCATAATTTTGCACCTGCTCATAATTGGTAAATCCTTCCTTTTCCTTAAACCTTTTTCTAAACTCTTCTTTGATTTTTTCCAGTAATTCTTTAACATCCATTAACTGCCACCTTCAATACCGGTTAAATCACGTAGGTTTTCCTCATCGAAATAACCAGGTACTGCTTGATTAATCTTGATAGCAGCATCACCGATTAAAGAGAGAGTTGAATTGCTTGGTTCAAATACTGGTTCATATTTTGGTTTAGTCAGGAACATCATTTCTCTTGTGTAGTTGTAGTTATCCCTTAAACAAGCAGCCAGAAAGCCAACGTTCAGGAAACAGCTGCCAAACACTTTCTGGGCTTTTCTTGCTTCCAACCTTAAATTTTCATGCGCTGCAGCAATAGCTTCAGCACTTGATGGATTATCGGTTACAAATCCCAGGTCATCTAAGGTTAAACCAGTTTCACCGGCAAATAACGATGCAAACATTTTCAGCTGCTCATTATGAGGTTGCATCGACTGTTGAGTGAACTGGCCCAGTCTTGGCTCATTTCCTTCATCAGAAGCACTGATTTCAATTAAGGTAGAAATAGAAGCTTTCCACTTTTCCATCCTTTCAGCACTTGGATCAGTACCGACTACCCATTTTTGTGGAAATGAATAGAACTCTGCGCTGATTTCACTTCTTTTGATTGTTCTTGCAGCACTCTGCATATAGCTCATGCAGGCTCTGGTTATTCTGCTTCTACCAAATGGCCTTTTGGCATCCGGCCTGTTTATAACCGGCACCAGTAGTGGATAGCCAACGTTATGATCATATGCTTCAGGCGCTTTGTTTTTGTAATAAATCGTAGTTCTAAAAGGCTCGAAATACGCTTCCATTACAGGTCTGTCATTTCTGTCTCTTTCCAGAACTGCATAGCCTTCTTTTAACAGATAAGTAATAGGGTCGATAATACCGGTTGCATTTGCTCCATCAATAACCTGCAGACGTGGATATCCGGATTCATCTTTACTTATGTAAACAAAAGAACACGAACTGATCAGAGCGCTTTTGATGGCATTGTCAAAAAGGATATCGGCATTGTTAAGGTTGAATATTTCGTTAATGTTGAAATTGTCATCCTTGAACTCCCTGAAGCTGATTCTATCGGCTAATCTATCTACGGCTTTTGAACACCAGCCAAGCACTGAATTGAATCCTCTCAGTTCATCTGGAGTTGATATTCCTAAGTCCATTACACTATTCTTCATATCATAGTATCGATACCTTAAATCTACTCTGGGTTTCTTGGATTCCAGCTTTTTTCTCAGTTCTCTTATGCCTAATAATTCACTCATTTGCAGGTTCCTTTCTTTTCCGTGTGTTTTTTTGATGTGTGACCGTGCTGTAACTCAAAAGAGCAAGGGGTAGGGTTTGGGCCCCCTTTAATAATTCGTTTGTCACAATGGCTTAAAATGGCTCACACAACACCCTTATTTTTTGTTCTACTTTTCAACACTTATTTTTACTTCCTTACATTAGAATCTGTAGGTTAGTCAGCTAAAAGTATTTATCTTTTTGCTTTTATTATTCAGCTTTGTAATTCATCCAGTTAATACTTTGAGGCAGTACCCTGTTGGATATTGCTTTGTCCTTTGGAACTACTGCACTTCCGTCAGCCAGCTTGTTGTACTTCTGTCTGTTGCATCTCCAGTGAGTCAGTTGCAGATTTGCAATATCACTTGGGTGTCCGCCTAAGTCAAGCGGCACGATATGATCTATCGTTGCTGACCAAGGGTGGGGATATTTAAGACTCTTGTCTACCGGCTTTCCGCATATTGCGCAGACTGACTGCGTTGCCAGTATCTTTTGTTTATTCTTGCCGTAGGCAACTCTATGTTTGCCAACTTCATTTGCTCTCTTTTTGTTTGTCATATATCTTTCACCTTCAATTGTGTTGTTCGAATAAAAAAGTCAGATATCTGAAAGGGGACCGATATCCAACTTTAGAAATAAAGCCGGCAGTTATGAGTTTTGTATAAATAGAAAGGATAACTGTAAAATGGGAAAAAACAATGATAAAAACCTAATTTACGGAGATTCTACCGGCTCTATTAAAAAAGACATTTGCTTATGAAATGCCTTTCTCGGTAGATTCACTTTTCTACGATACTATTTTATCACATAAAAGTGTCTCATTTTGTATCATCTTTTCATTTAGTAGATTTAATGCTCTTTCGTGGATTCGGTGAATATGAGGATAGCTGAAATTCATTTCTGTTGCTATTACTTCCCACCTCTTCATCAGAACATATCGTTTATACAACACATCAATGCAGTCAGCATCATCAATGTTGTCTATAAGCCTGATTGCCTTTTGTTTCAGTTCAACCAGTTCAGCAATATCAGCCAGTATTGATTTGCTGTACTTTTCGTATTTAGGATAATACTTTTCTTGAGGTGATAAGGTTGATTTAGAAGTAGTAGGCTCCTTTTTTTCGTAGGAAATGGAACTGACACCAGTCATCTGGTTTTGAATTACTTCAAGCTCTTTCTTTTTATTCCTGATTTGAATATCCAGCTTCCTTATCTGCTGTAAATACTCCTTGGCTGTCATCCCTTACACTCCTTTAATACCTTTTCTATCTGCATGTAGATGGTTATTTTCTTACTCATCATCAATTTTGAACTCATAAATCAGTCCTTTCTCTTTTATTCATAGGGAGCAGAAGTCCCAGTCATCTACTCCCTTTATCTAAACAGGCTTATTTTTTATTTTATCGAAGGTACAATATGTCAGAAATTTTTAGAGCCTGTTTAAATCAGTTTACGAATAGCCTCTCTGACTTTGGCTATGTTGTCTTTTTTCTGCCACTGGTACATTGAATCACCTTTGATTTTATCTAACTCATCAGCTATCCAGTTAATAGATTCAGTAGCCCTCCTGTTCCAATGGTCTATCGCTTCTTCCTTGCTATCGAAGTGCGGGAATGTTGCACCACAATCTTCGCATTGAACAAACCATATATCGGTTTTATATCCTGCATCCGCACAAGAAATGTCTGTGCCTCCACAAAACGGACAAGGTTTTAATTCATTCGCCATTGTTGTCACTCCTTTGTACATTTTCTAATCTCCTTCCCAGTTAATTTTCTGTCTGCAGTGTTTACACTTCTCATCTTTCAATGATAATTCTCTGTGGCATTTCGGACAAACATAGCAGTGATAAATGTATCTGCCTTTCTGTCTGATAGTAAGTTTTGGCTTTTCAGCTTTCAGAAGCGAATCAACGAATTTAAGTTTCATAACCTTACCCCCAGTAAATGTACCAGCTGTACCACTTGATAAATTCCACAATTCCAATAGCAATTGGAATCGATATTATCGTTGTTACCAGAATTAATTTGGCATATTCGATAATTGTTTTGTTTTTAAGTAATTTTTTCATAGTTTTTATCTCCTTTGCTAAATAACAGCCATTGTGATAGCCACCAGACTTACAATAAGACTCAATATTGATACAACAATAGTCAGTCTTACCACTTCCACAAGTCTGTCTAAATTGACACTTGATTTTGTGTACTCATAGTTATTTTTTTCCATTTTTCTACTCCTCTTCTAAATATTCCATAGATTCGCCAACTTCAACCGGCTTTCCCCTTCTATAAATTTCATCCCATATCTCATCAAGTGTGTATTCACTTAACGGTGTTCTAAAATCATTTTTGTTAATCAATACAGGTTTCAGATTCAATGCTCCGTTTTTAAGCCTGCGGACAAGATACAGCTTGCTGTTAAGCTCAATTACTTCTTTCATATAATCTGCCACCTTTAATAAATAAGTCATCCTGAAGTTTGTTGATTAGATCATCCTTCTGTTTGATTTGTGTTCTGAGATTATGATTTTCAACGATCAGCTTCTTGTTCTGTTGAGCGAGATTGCTGTAAGATTTTTTAAGCTCATCAAGTTCAAACTCTAACTGCTTCCATTTGCTCATCTTCCTGCTCCTCTAATATTTTTTTAATATTCATAGTTTTATCTCCTTACCAACCCATAAGCCAAAACTGATAACACAGTGCTTTAGCATCTTCGTTATTTAACGTGCCATTTATTTTTACATTTTGAGTTTTATAAAAGAACTCTAATGTAGTATTATCTTTTGAGAATATAAAACTATCTTTTTTAACTTCTACTTTGTAATCTAAATCTTTAAATGTTTTCATATTTCATCTTCCTTTCTTAAAGTTTAAATAATTCTTTGAATATCGCTTCTAATACATTTACTACTATGCTATTTCCTGCTTGTTTATATAATTGAGTATTTGAATTAACTTTAGATGCCTTTTCAAAATCTTCATCATCAAATCCCATTAATCTAAAACATTCTAAAGGGGTGAGTTTACGGATTCTTAAGTTATTTGTTATTGCCATACTTCCGCTTGTTCCTAAATGTCCACAATCTGCACCTATTGTCTTTGATACTCCGTCATTAATAGGTTTTCTATTGTACAAATCTAGTGCTTCTGGAATTTCGTTGTTGTTATTTTCTATTGTTTCTCTAATTGATTTTTGTAAAAATGTTTCGCTTACTACAACCCCAACATCATCACCACTTGTTTTTAAGGTTTGTATCATACCTTTTTGAACAACACCTCTTTTTTGATGGGGTCTATTTATATATACCCCGTCACCAATATCAGCAACCGCATAACCTTTTTTAGTTTTTTCTGGTAAAATTATAAAATTGTCTGTTGCTCTTCTCCCTGTGTTAGTAGTTATGGAGTATGCGTATTTACTATCTAATGTGTGTGGATTAAATCTTTCACCTCTTACAAAACCATTTCGGTCAGTCATATCCATTAAATGCGCTATCATCTTATCACTCAAATAATACTTCTCATCAACTTCATCTTCTAACATATCTTTAAGTTTTAATTTTAGTTTTCTTTTGTGAGGAAACTCATAATAATAATCTCCTAATATACTAACCATAAAGCAACGATTTCGATTCTGTGGTATT